TGGAGGCGTTGTTGAGCGCAGAGTAGTTCATGTTTCACTCTCATTTTTACCTACTACCGGTGGGTTAGTGACTGTGTGATTTTCAAAAGCTACCAGGGTGCAACTCCCTGGCTGCGCACTTAGGGGTTGTTAAGGGCGGGTTGGACACTGACCGTCTTAAGGGCAGCATCCCAGGCTTTTGGTGGTTGAGCACTTGCCGCTGCTGCGCTCTGCTGTCCTGCAACCCCTTCTATACGAAAATCGGCCTCTTCTTCCGCTGCGGATATGGAAGGAGAGGCCATCCCCCCAGCTAGAACTCTTTAAGGAGGACACGATGGACACTATCACATGGCTGCTGGCAGACGAGGCAGCTGAATACATGCGGATGCATCGCGACACTGTCTACAGGCTCCTGCAGTGCGGTGAACTGCAGGGCGTGAAAGTCGGAAAGCATTGGCGTACCCGTACTGACTGGTGTGATGCCTACTTGATGGGGGCACACGCATGAGGTGGCTGAAAGCCTTGTTTCGGCGTGGACGTCACCGCCGTCGCGCCGTGAAATTCACGATGATTTGGAGGTAAAAGAATTGGCTCACGAAATCACCTTGCCTGAGGCGCTAGCGCAGCTTCGGAATATCGAAAAAACATACCAGGCGCTGTACCGATACACGCATCTGCCGGAAAAGACTCGCCGCCGCATCAAAGATGGTGCTGCGCAAGCCCACCACATCACCGGCCTTGTTAATGCTCATGAAAGGAAGCTTCGCCATGTCGAAAACTAAACGCACCTCACGCGAGGAAGTCAGCTATAAGGAACTTGCCTACTGAAAACACCCCGCCGCTAAACGCATGCGCTTCGCCTGGGCCACCGGAATTTTCGGCGGTATGATTGGCTTCATTTTCCACTGGGTAATCTCCGTGCCACCAGTCTGGATGTGAGTCTATGGCCACTGAAGCACAAGACATTATGAGCATGTATCAGCCCCGCATGTACGACGACCTTTGGTGGGTTGATATTGGCGATGGGTTGCGCAGATTTAAAACCGCCGATGAGGCGCGCAAATTCATCGCGGATAAACGACACGCCCCCGGCCGCTGTCTCTACTACGGATGCCTACTAACGGGCAGGAACATGAGCTATGGGGTGGGTTTCCGGTTCTGTGAAAATCATGCGCGCAATGCGTGCCGGGTGCTGGAAAATCCGTTGGTTGATTCGACGAGGAGACGTAGATGAAGAAGTACGAACCGAATAATGATGAAGAATGGGCACAGTTCCGCCTGGAGCGTCTTACTTCGACCGAGTTGGCGTCATTGCGGGCAACTAGGACTGCTGCGAATTGGCAGCGCATACGCCACCTGAAAGACCCTGGAGATGACGGATTCAACGGGAATCAGTACACCGAGTGGGGAAGTGTCCGCGAACCTCAATTAGCCCCCCTGGCGCAGGAGGTGGATACGCGTCTTATCTATAACAAGAACCCGCAAACCATCATCATCAACCCGGATGATGAACGGTTGTGCGGAACCCCAGACCTTTTTAGTGACGATGGGGAAGTCATTGGGGAGATTAAAACCTCCAATACCTTATTTAATGGCGGTAGGTATCACAGGTGGAGCCCAGATCAGTATTACCTGCAAATTCAGGCCAATATGTGGCATGCAGGCGCTGAGGCATGCGTGTTGCTGGTGGAGTACTACGACGAAGAAAACGGCGAATTCCACCCGCAGGAATGCGACTACCAAACCATCACCTACGACCCCGCCGCGGTGCAAGACCTTAAAGAAACCGCAGCAGAATGGTTCACCTGGCTCGAGGAAGGCACCACCCCTGACTGGATGGGGGAGACATTAAGCCTTGATGATGTAGATGAACTGGAAGCGTTGGTGGCGCAGTTTGCGGATGCGGACGCTAAAGCTAAATCCTGGGCGGAGTTGAAGGAACAATATCGCGCAGAGATTTTGGGCAAGGTTGGGCGAGACTACGCCGGTCAGCATGGTGGCTTTAAGGTCAGTGTTTCTACAGCTGCTGACAGTATGGCGTTCGACTCGACCAAGTTTAAGAAGACTCATCCTGACTTGTACCGCGAGTATGCGACGAAGAAGCGTCGTGGTGCGACGCGGCTGATACTTACGAGGGTAAAAGAGTGATGCGACTGATGTATGAGCCTGAATATCCCAGTAGGCAGGCCCGCAAAATTGCGTATGCCCGCCTCGAAATAGAGGTCATGGATTGGGTGAGGGACCACAGTGACCTTTCACCAGAATTGCGGGATTTATGCCTCCAGATTGAACAGCAGATAGACAGAGAGCGAGCGAACCTATGAATCCTATTCCGAGTGATATGCCGCGGCGTCGACTCGAGGTCGCACGCACTTCGATGGAGGAAAACTATGCGGCGTTGACTGCTTTTGCAGACCAGGCGCATTACCTCACAGAGTACTTCACCGTCCGCGGCCATGATGAGGAAACCGCCCTCACACTCACAGAAATCACCCTCGACCGATTCGACGACGAAAGGAACATCTAACAGTGAATAATCAACTTGATACTGTCAACGCTTCTATGCCTGAGCTCAGCGATAATGGGCTCAGCGGTCTCATGCGCCAAGCTGAGGCTATGGATGCCGCGCATAAGTTGGCGACGGTGTTGTGCAATACCCAGATGGTGCCGCAGACTTTTCGCGGTAAGCCTGATGATGGCGCCGCCGCCATCCTCTATGGTGCTGAGCTTGGATTGAAGCCTCAGCAGGCACTGCAGCAAGTATTCGTCATTCATGGGCAGCCAGCTATTTACGCTCGAACTATGGTGGCTTTGCTTAAGGGCAAGGGCTATAAGTTCGAGACCGTGGAGTCCAGTGATGAGTCTGTAACGGTGCGTGGCGTGGCGCCGAGCGGGGAGCAGGAGTCTTCCACGTGGACTATCGACCGCGCTAAGAAGGCTAACTATACCTCTAATAAGAAATATCAGACTGACCCGCAGGCCATGTTGTACGCCAAGGCTGCTTCGGAAGTGTCTCGCCGCCTTGCCCCTAACGTTCTTCTGGGCATTAAGTACGCTGCAGAGGACCTGGAGTTGGAACCGGTGAAGATGAGCGCTTCTCGTCAGGATGTTGCTGCGCAGGCGTTGGCTGCTCCTGTGCCGGCGGTGAGGGATTCGCAGCAAGATGGGCAGTCGGACCAGTTTGTGGAGGATGTCAAGCAGGCTTTGACTGAGCTCACTACTGCTGATGAGGTCACAAGTTTCATGCAGGAAATCCGCAATGACGGTGATGTTCCCGAAGAGGTCATTGACCTTGGGCGTCGGCGTTGGAATGAGCTGCAGGGGGAGAAGAATTAATGATTGATGTCATTACACTTACTGGTGGTTTGCCGCGGGATGCGGAGTTGCGGTTCACGCCGCAGGGTGCTGCGGTTGCGAATTTCACGTTGGCGAATTCGGATAATCGTTATGACGAGAGTCAGAATCAGTGGGTTAAGACTCGCAGCGTGTATCTGGATGTGACCATTTGGAATGAGGCGGGCAATAAGCAGAATCCTACGCCGTGGGCGCAGATGGCTGCTGATTTGAAAAAGGGCGACCAGGTTGCGGTGACTGGCAAGCTTGTGACGCGTTCGTGGGAGACGAAGGATGGTGAAAAGCGCAGCAAGGTTGAGTTCAGTGCTATGCGTTTTTACCAGCTTCCTGCCGCGCCGCAACAGCAGCCTAATCAGGCGCAGCAGTCGTGGGATAACGCCGCCCAGCAGGGGCAAACCGCGGCTAGCGGGGCGTGGTCAACACCGCCGGCGCAAGCAGGGCAGCAGAATCAGGAGCCACCATTTTAAATGGGGTACGTAAAGATTCACGCCGCTGACCTTCCCGACTATAAGGGCAGGAGAGTAGTTCTTTTCCCAGCCGCGTTTGACCCGGAGAAGATTGCTGACCGTATCACCTTTGCTGCTCGTGTCGGCGATGTGGTGCACGGCGCCACCGGAGACGGACGATTTGCCCTCAACGCGACATCAATCGTCCTTGTAGACCCAACCACCTAACCCCGCCAGTCAGGACCTCCATAGTCCACAGGGGTTAAATTATTGCTATCTAGCTGAGATGCTTATATCATGTTCCATGTAGTGATTGTATGGGTATACAACACCACATCGCCTTGAGCCGCTGTCATGCTTTGACGGC